CCTCTCTTGACTCCCTCATCTCAGCTGCTCCCCAAAGTGACTCCCGAGGCCGCCGATTTCGCACAATTCGCCCCCAAGAATCTGCAAGCTCAGAACTTCCTGACTGCTACCCAGTGGGTCGGCGTGAACACGCAAGGAAGTTCTCTGAAGAACGCCAACTATGACTTACGCGCCAACCCTTTGATTCCCAAGGCGGACGTATCTCCTTGGAGTAACAGTTCGATTGAGCCGAATCTCTATGCTCGCGAGCTGTTCGGTTAATAATGTAGTGTAAACAATTTTGTCGATACGGTGAAGTCTTCATATCGACACTATCAAATATAAAAGCAATCAAGACAATACATTTACATAAATGGGATATACGAGCAAAGGTCCAGACAACGAAACTGGCTTTTATTCTTTTGTAGTATACGAACTGAGAACGCCGAACGACAAAGTATACATAGGATATACTCATCACGCGGCATACAAAAGATTTAAACAACATATCAAAAACTCCAGGAAAACAAAGGGAAAGTGTCTTGCGATAGAAGCCGCAATTCGCAAATACGGATTTGAAAACATCACGGTCACGACTCTCGTTAAATGCTGGTCTCAATACGATGCCGGAAAATGGGAAATATCTATAATCACAGAGACGAAATCATCCATCAAAGAATTCGGTTACAATCTTACAGTAGGAGGAGACGGCGGCCCCCCGAATGCGGAAACATTGGAAAAACTTAGACAAGCTCAACGGAATCAACCACCGCGAAAGCCTATAGGTCCAACCGCAGCATCCGCGCAAGACATAGAAATTTCAATAGAAGAAGTCAAGAAGGAATTCGGAATAAACTCGACAAAACGTTTCATATCGATAAAAGTTGCCGAGAAGCTAGGTGTATCTGCTGCCATAATAACAGATCATATGAAACGTATCGGTCAATCATATTCGGACGGTAGAAAATATTGTACTGACGAACAAATAGAAAGAGAGATCGACTGGGTGATGTCGATGGACTTTTCGGATCTCATGAGACGAACGCTCGTCGAAGAACTCGTCGGTAATATATTTGGGTCGGGTAGAACTCTCGTGAGAAGTTATTGGAGAAGGACGGGATCGGCACCAGAAGCAACGCGTCGTTCTTTTACGAATGATGAACTAGATTCAGCATATTCTTATTCAATGTCATATTGGAATTACAAATCGGTGAGCATAAAGTCCATAGCATCAATCATCGCAGAAATACTCGGCGTTAGTATCACGACTGTATACAATCATATTTAATCATTCATTTTTATAAGACAATGTGCGTGCCAAAGCCCAGTCACGCTCTTTTGTTCTTCGGGATTCACGAATGTAATAAATTCTAGAGTGCCTGTACGCATCAGCGCGATCTCGCGTATCTTTTCGTCTTCCAGAGGGGAAGTAGACCATATGAGATAGTGTCGAGTACCGACGACATCGTAAGGAAACGCATTGCGCATCCATTTCACGTCGGCCCCATTCATCTTCTTGCGTATCACGTCTTCGATGTGGATTCCGTTTCGAACCAAGGCATTTTTGTATTCGTCGTACTTTTCCAGGACGGATGTATCCCTGGTAAACAGATCGGTTCTTCCCAGCAGAACGCATAATTTTGCGTCGTCCCAGATCATTATAGTATACTCGTTTTTTTTAATAAAAATATATTAATAATATATCATAATGGGTAGTCGTATAAAGCCAGCTCTTGAAGATGGAAGAAGTTTTACAAATTACGTCTCGTCTGGAATTTACAACAACTATCTCGAGGACAAGTTCAAGATCCACAGCGACTCTAATTATCGTCTCTTTTTACAGAAGAACGCGAAGCAGGTCGAGAAGGTCACCAACGCTCTGACGGCATATTACGTGAAACCTCCAAAGATGCCGAAGGTCGCCATGAAGGTCCAAGGAGATTCCGATATGCACATGACCGCCGGTCTGGTAGGCCAACAGCAATCTATTTTGGGAAAAAATTACTACAAGAACCTCGCTCGTTATAACAATAAAACTCGTTAATATTGCTCGAAAACATAATTTGTCGATACGAAAGATATCATATCGACACATCGTAATTAATATACAAAAAGTACATTCAAAACAATAATGTCAGAAGATTGGCAAGAACAAATTGATGATATTGTATTCGAAAATGTCATAGATAGCTATTTTGACGAAGAAAAGCTGTGCGTTTACAAAATCACGATAGATAAGTCGTATATTGGTATAACAAAGGATACGAAAACGAGATGGAAACATCACACATATCCCAGTTCAAAATGCAGATATATACGAAATGCCTTGTTACACCATGGTATCGAAAACGCAAAGTTCGAAATAATAGAACGCGATATATCTGTGGAAGATATTGATGCAAAAGAACAGTATTACATCGAAAAATTCAACACTCTTGTTCCTAACGGATATAATCTGACGAATGGAGGTCGATATCACGTTCATAGCGACGAGACCAAAGCACTAATGAAGGCGTTATGGGCGAACGAAGAACATAGAGCGAAAACTGTAGAAGCTCAGATAATAACACAAAATAGACCGGAAGTCAAGGAGAAAAAGCGAATAAATATGCTGCAACGATGGGAGAATAACGATTACAGAGAAGAGATCCGTTCTATGATGCTGAACGCGTGGGCGGACGAAGAACAGAGAGCTCGACGAATTCAATCGATGACGGAAGCACAAAACAGACCGGAAGTCAAAGAGAAACAAAGCATAAATATGCGGAAACGTTGGGAGAACGATGAAGAATATAGTGAAAATATGAAGAAACTGACCACAGATTTATGGGCGGACGAAGAACACAGAGATATGAGGATGACTGCAATAATGGAAGCTCATGCGAGACCCGAAGAACGCCAACGAAAGAGTGAAGCTACCGCACATCAATGGGACGATCCCATAAAACGCGAACGTATTTTAGAAGGAAGACGTTTGGGTCGTGAAAAAAAACAAAAGCGTTTTGAAGAAATATTTAATCGTTTGGACGGAGATAAAGAACAAATTAAGACGGAGATGAAAATTATGACTGAACAAACATATAACAAATACTTGAATGCTATGAATAAAAATGCGTAATTTTTAATTTAAAAATATTTATTTGTATATAATAGAATATCCCATGGCAGAATTATTGGCCATTGCAGGAATTGTATGTTATGGTCTTTATAATTCGCAAGAGGGACGTGAGCCGCGCGAGGACAGAAACAGATATGCGGACATCATGGGATCGGGCAGCGGCGTTCGCGAAGACTACGATGTGAAACCGACGGACATGGTCAGGAAGTACAGAAAGAAAGCTGAAAAGCGTTGGAAACAAGCTCGAATTCCAAAGGAATCCGGTATCATTACTCCGAATATGCGGCCGTCCGAAATTATGCCTTTTTTCACCAGCGGCAAAACGATGAATACGAATTCTGATTACAAACAGAGGAAGATGGAGCTGTTCACCGGCGATGTACTCGACGGCACGTCAGTTTCCGGGACATACAAGCACAAGAAAGAAACCGGTACAATGTTCGGTATGAATCCCCAAGGACGAGTGTCTTCTTCTGGAACCGTCGGAAATGCTCCAGGAGATGCCGAACTTCAAAAAGCCAGGAGCGTCACCGCGCGGACTCACAATAACGTTCTGCCGGCGGAGCAACTTCGCGTCGGCCCTGGTCTCGGAGTCGGTCCGGAGGTTGCAGCCACGGGCGGGTTCCACCAGTTCTACAGACAGCTGCCACTCAACGTCAACGAGTACAAGCTGAACACTCTTCCGGGCGGCGTCGTTCCCGGGGGTTCGACCATAGGTGGAAAAGGAGAGATTCAGCAGATATCCAGCATTAATCACAACCCCGGCGCGCTCGTTATCCCTTATGACGAACGTCCTCCGATGGCGACTCCGAACGGCGCAATTCTCGGCCGCACCGAGTACGGCAAAGAACCTAGAGGATGCGCCGGTCTTCGCCCCTTCGAAGACGATTACGCGGGTCCTTCAGACAGTATTGTCGAGGCACAGATGGCGAGATATCTCGACAAAACTCGAGGCCGTCCGCGCACTGGCGAAGGTGATTCCACGCCTCTCATCAACGCTACTGGAACAGCCGGACAATATTCTGGCGTCGGTGGCTACAGCGTAGAAGGACCAGAGAGCATGACTCTTCAGACGCAGAGAGGATTAGTTAATAAATATTTGATGCCTGCTGGACCGAACGCTGGAGTGCAGTCTGCAGGCGAATCTAGACCGATTTTTATCCCCGAGCCAACACTTCGCGAATCATACGAGAACGTGTATTACACTGGCGGTGCCGGGACCGTTGTCGGCCAGGCCGAAAGATTGGACGTCGTCGAATTACAGCCGGAAAGCCGAATGCCCGCGAAAAGAGGGGCGCAGACTCGCAGCTATACCACAGGCGCCGGGCCGACCGGCGGAGCCACCAGTATATTTGTGCCAGAATCGTTCGGAGCATACGGGCTCATCGACAAAAACAAGTACGACGGTTACAATCACACTCTGTCGACTCCTGTCGCACAAA